CTCTACCGTGTCGGGATTGGCGTTGACCAGATTGAGTCGGTCGAAAAGCTTGCGGCCGGCGTACTGGCCCTCAAGGATGTCGACCTCCAGATACAGGTACTGGCCGGTGCCGTCTTTGGTCGGGCGCATTTCGCTGGCGACGATCTGGCCGAGGTACTTGCCCGGGGGCAGGACGTCGTAACTGGTGCTGGGCGCGACAGAGGATGCGTCGAAGGTTTGTCCGAATGAAGCCATGGTGATTACTCCTTTTTCAGGTGCGGGTGGTGGATGGGGTCAGGGTGGAATGCAAGGTTTCAGGCATGGCCTGCGCAAAGGCAGACCACTCAAGGGGAAGCGTGTCGGGCAGGTCGTAGCGGTTCTTGGCCAGGAAGGCTGGGCGTTCGACCGTGTGAATCACACGCTCGCCGGAGCCCACGGCACGACTGACCTTCTTGTTGAAGCCGACGTCCGCCTTGACGGTGGAAATCCGGTAGTTGGCAAACAGCACGACATCCGAGTGCTCTTGCAGCAATGCCGCAGCGCGGGCGTGTAGCTTGATCACGTAACGGTCGTAGGGGTCGTGCTCGGGCGAATCGAAACGCTTGATGTCGGTATGCGCAATCTGCACCACAGTCATGCCCCGGTCGTCGCGCAAGGCGTTGAGGCCGTCGATGTACTGACGCCAGAGGTTCAGGGCCGCAACGTAGCCTTTGCCATAGCCCGCGTCCTCGATCGAGTTCCAGCCGTTGTCGCGGCAGGCTTTGGCCCAGACCAGCGGCTCAAGCCAGTCCACGCTGTCGATCACGACCGTAGCGAAATCGTGCTGCTCGGTGTAGAGCGCCGCCAGTGCCTCCATCACTTCGTCGAAGGTCCGAGACAGCGGAAAATTCGCCGCGGAGTTGGTGCCCAGCCCATCTTCGGTCTGGATGAACACGGGTTTGTTGGCCTGGCCGGCGAAGGTGGTCTTACCGACGCCAGCAACACCGTGAATCAGCACCCTGGGTGGCTTGGGTGTGCCCGCCCGGTTCAGTTGTGCAAGGGAGATAGCCATCAGATCTCCTCCCCAAACTTGCCGTCATTTGCTGCCTCAGGCCCAGCACCGTCCACGATGCGCTCGAGTCTGTAGGTGGGCTTGCCGGCTTTGAGGGTGCGAGCGGGTTCAAACAGTTGGCGCACTGCTGGCGGCCAGGCTGTGTACTTGGCCTCGGCGACCTTGACCTCCAGGCTCACGTAGTCCTCGGGGTTTTCGCCCCACTTGCGCAGGGCCTCGACGGCTTCCTTGAGCTTGCGTTGGTCGTATTCAGTCCGCTTTGGCAAGTCCGCCACAACGGTGAACCCGTCGTCGGAGAACCGCACCGTACCGGTGGACCTACCAGCGTCCTGGCGCAACTGGTGCGCACGCTCACCGAAGCGGCGGTGCAGCACGCCTTGCAGGAACTGCCTGTAATGGCAAGCGGTATCTTCGGTGTCAGACACCTTACGGATGAGGCGGTCGAGGTCCGCCAGCGGCAGGTTTTCAACCTCTGCCATCACAAAGTTGCCCACCTCGTCGAGGGCATCGGGTTCAGGGATCATGAGGACTCTCTTTCTCAATGAGTGCCAGTGGCGGGCACAGGGGATGGCGTACCTACCTGGCGCAGGCGGGTGCGGATTTCTGGCGGCGAAAACGTGTTGGCTGATCGGACCGCGAGGTATCTGTAATGGCCGTCGGCCACCTTCAGGCTGAACAGGTGGACCAGACCAAGTTCGCAGGCGATCCACATGCGCCGGGCGACCGAATGCAGACGGTTTCGCTCCTTTGCGGGGAGCCCGCTACCCGTATCGGAGCGGTCCATCATCAAGAAGCCCTCGTGGTACTGAATCGACTGGCCAACCAGGGCATTAGCGATCCAGTCACAGGCAGCAGCCTCGGTAAGTTTTTCCGCGGGCACATACACCGGTGGGGTAGCCACGCCGGCGTTAACGCCCAGCCCAAGGTGGCTGCGCGTGGTATCGACAATAGGTTTTGCGTTCAACATCAAATCTCCAGGCGTGAGTTGGCCTACCACCACCGCCCAGAAGGGCGCGGCGTTTGTTTACTTCGTGAAGGTTCTTACCGGGCGAGGGGGCTGTTTTTCTCAGCCACCCCGCGATCGGTCAGGCGGCCGGCCGGATGCCGAACATGCGCAGGTGCATACGCAGGTCGTCAACTCGGCGGTAGAAAGTGGCGGTAGGCATCCCTGCAGCCTTGGCTGCGCTCGGAATGTCGTGGTGTCTGTCGATCAGGTTGAAAAGGT